CGGACTTCTTTTGTTTATTACAGGTGAAAAAGGTCATAGAATATTAACACCTAATACATCTATACTCTCACACCAATTCAGCTGGGGTTCGTGGGGTAAAGAACATGAACTGTTTGCACAAGTAAAAGAGTTTGAGTTATCTACTCAACGCATGATAGAACATTATCAAAAATGTACAGGGTTAGACGAAGAAAAAATTAGAAAGTTTTTGTTACCGCCTGAAGATAGATGGCTGTCTGCAAAAGAAGCAAAGAAGTTAGGGATATGTGATAAGGTAAAGTCTGTATATTAATAAATAGTATAGGTAAAGGAGTCCATTATGTCAAAATATAGAAAAAGCATACATCAGACGCTACAAGAAGTTGCAGAATGGGAGGCTCCCAAAGAGCCAGAAGTTATAGTAGAAGAAGCTCCCATCCCCACAGAAACAGGTAGAGAACTGTTAAAGAAACGTATAGCTCATAAGAAAATAGAAAAGAAAGAACTCAAATATTATCCAATGGGTGATGTGTTTAAAGGTAAGTTACACAAAACTACTGAGTATCTTAAAGAAGCTTTAGAGATAGATGATGAACTAGACGAAGCGATTAAGTGGGAAGTAAAGGTAACTAATCTCCCTGTGTTCTATGCTGATGGTAGAAGTAAGGGTAAAGTTCGTCAGATGCTAAGAAAACTTTTGAAACATCCTGATGATATTATATCTATCACTAGAACTACATCAGCCGAACTTAAAAAAATTAGACGAGGACAGATCGCTGGTGATGAGCCGGGTGATGAAGATGAAGATAAGAACCCAGTGGGTCCTAGTTATAATGAAGAAGTTGATGAGACTCTTGATCTTAAAAAGATTAGAGCACAAAGAAAAGTCAAAGCTGCTGGAAGAATGAAGGATGTTAGGAAAGTATTTAGCAAAAAGACAAAACCTACTAAAGATATGAAAGTTGAGCCTCGCCATGATGATCCTGATAGAGGATATTTTGAAGATGTAGAACTTGATGAAGCAGGCCGCCCAAGAGGTGCCGCACATATAGAGAATAAAAGGTTTTGGGATTTAAAAGATAAAGAATTACATTATATTATAAAAGATGCTGGTCAGGCTGTTCAAGCAAATCCAACAGCCAAAAAGGCAACTCAAGGTCCTGGTAACTGGTCAGATCAAATTAATGATGCGGCCACTGTTCTCTATTATAGAAAGAAGAAAAATATTAAAGTTGAAAAGTTTGAAGGTCCCTTTACTGCACCAGGCAGTGGGTCTATAGCCAAACCTAGAAAAGCAAAAGCATCTGATGCAAACAAATCAATTGAACAACAGATGGCAGATGCTCGTAGAGGTAAGTTAGCCTTTCAAGAAGATGAATGGGACACCATGTGGAAAAATGCTGCTAAGGAAAAGCCTAAGATGTCATTCAAACAAGCCACTGAGTTCGTAGACGAAGTAGGATTGGACAAAAAAGAAAAAAAGAATGCTCTAAAGACTGCCAAGAAATGGTTACGATAATTGAAAAAGCTTAATAGCATATTACTAAAATGGTGGTTTTTACTTTGTACTCAAATAGCTTTGGGTACAGTAGCATACCACTTCGGATTTTTTCATCATCTCTATAGAGAAGATACTACTCGTATTGGTTTTTTTATACTAGGCTTACTCTCACTTACTACTTTGGTGTTGGGTAAGAAAGTATATTCATTTAAAAATAACTGGATAGGAGAAGAAGAAGCATTTGAAAGTGTATCTCCTGGTTGGTTTATAGCTGAAACTTGTCTAGTATTAGGTCTTATTGGGACTGTCACTGGATTTATTTTAATGTTAGGCACAGCCTTTACTGAACTAGATGTCACCAACATTGTATCAGTTCAAGGAGCCTTGGTGAAGATGTCACTTGGGATGTCTACTGCATTGTATACTACACTGGTTGGTCTGATAAGTTCATTAGCTATTAAGATTCAATTGGTGACTATTGAAAGACAATTAGAAAAATGTTAACATGGCCAACAAACCTAAATATGTTTCCAATGTTGCATTTACAGACTTACTGTTTAATATTGTAGTAGGTTTAGCTTTCCTATTTCTATTGGCGTTCATACTGATGAACCCCATTGCCAAAGATAAAGACATCGAAGAAAAATCAGATTATATTATCATACTCACATGGGACGATGAGTCAGGTGATGACATTGACCTATGGATGCGAGATCCTTTAGGCAATATTCTTTCGTTTAGAAATCGAGAAGATGCTTTGATGCATTTAGATCGTGATGATTTAGGTTTGTCTAATGATAAGGTAGAACTCCCTGAGGGTGGGTATGTATATGTGTATAGAAATAAAGAAGTGGCTTCTTTGCGTGGGGTGCATGAAGGTGAATACTTGGTGAATGTTCATGTGTATAATAAAAAGCCATGGAAGGATAGTAGTATGAAGCCTAGTAATATAAGGGTGGAGTTGATTAAATTAAATCCTTATGATGAAGTAACACAGGCAGAATTTATAGCTACTAAAAAAGGTCAAGAGTTTACTGCATTTCATTTTACCCTAGATAAAGATGGTGAGGTGATAGGTATAAGAGATGAAAGAGAACCTTTGATAGGTGCTAGTTCTGTGCATAGTGTAAGTGGTAATGAACAAAGTTCAGGAGCTCCCACATCTTATAGTAATTGGTTTGGTAACGATGGGAGTTGGAGAAATGACCCAGCAGCAGAAGGTTCACAATAATGGAATATCATATCTATGGTAGTTTAGTTCTCATTACTTTGTTGTGCTTATGGGCTATCATTAGTATTCCTAAAAATTATTTGTTCAAATCATTATTGATACCAGCGATGTTAGTTGTTGCAGTATCAACATGGTATACTTATCAAGCAGTGTTAGGATTTGGGACTGAATTTAAACCAGATAAAAAGGTGATGTATCATGCTCATGTGGCAGACAAGAAGAATGAAAAGATATATATACTGTTGTCTGCAGCGGGTGATGGTGAACCTAGATTACATATCTATCCATATAGTGCGGAATTAGAAGAACAATTAGAAGGAGCTGAAGAAAAGAACCAGCAGGGTGTAGTGGTGGTAGCTGAAATAAAGCTCCAAGATGCTCAAGGATCCAGAAGGTTTGAAACCGATGAAAAGTGGGTATTTTATGAGCTTCCACCTACAGAATGGATGCCTAAAAAATAATGCTTGACATAGGATTAATAATGTAGTATAATTAAAAGTCTATAGCGGAGTATGTGAATGAATAAACTTATAAGATGTGTGGTAATTGTGGTGATGATAATGATCCCAGTGAATGTTATGGCTCGTATGTATCCCTCGACCATTCCAATGCCAGCTGTATGTTTTTCAGAGCCAAAAGAGTTATATATTTACCAGGAGATGATTCTTGGTGAAACTATAGTGGCTGCTGCAAAGACATTAGCGACAGCCAAAGCTGAAGATCAAGGATGGATTGTCATTTTTTATAATAAAGAAAAAGATTCATGGTCATTGGCAGGTATAGTTCCAACAGGAGCTTGTGTAATGATGGTGGGTCATGGCTGGGATTCTATTCCATTAGAGATACTTCCCCCCGCTTATAAAGAATATCAAGAAGGTCCTAAAGTTCCAGAACCTACAGTACCAAAAGTTTCAAATGATGATGAATGGGAAGGTAAGTTATGAGTAAGAAGATACATGATTGTCCGTGTGATCCATGCCACAATAGAAGTAGGTGTGGAAGGGAGGCCTTGGAGTGTAAGGCTGTGAAGAATTTTTATAACACCGGTTGGTATACTAAGGAGTTAGTAGGTGTTAAGTTGAAGCCAATGAAGGTGCGGAGATGAAAGTACAACGAAAACATAAGCACGAATCTTTTGAGGCGATGATGCGGAGATTCAAGAAGGGGTGTGAGAAGAGCGACATCATTAATGAGGTCAAGAAACGAGAGCACTATGAGAAGCCCAGCTCAGTTCGTAAAAGAAGTAAAGAGATGGCTGTAAAGAAAGAATTAAGGAGACAGGAGGATCAAAGAGTAAAAAGATTTTCCGGTTAAGATGGATATTATATTGTATATGTGGGAAGATTATGAGAGTGATGAATTTTCTGCAAAGATTATCACCTTATTGCAATTGGTCTCACTAGAATTTAAAGTACATTCGTTTGAAAAGGACACTGATATGGAGGTGGTGTCAAAAACTATAGGTGAGAAGGTGAGAAAACTTCCACAGATAGAGGTGGATGGCGAAAGAATTGGCGGTTACTATGATTTAGTAGAGCACCTGATAAATAAAGAAGTAATTAATTATGCAGGCAAGCCAAAATGGAACACGAACAATTAGATAAGATGGCCAAGGTCCGTGCGGCCAAGAAGCCACCAGCTTATAAAAACATACATGAAGATGTCAGAGATTTACCTGACGATAATACATTAAGTGTTAAGATTGTTAAAGAGTGGGAGAAATATAACAAAGAACGTGTGAAAGAATTGAAGTATAAGATTCGCCGTATGGATAAAGGTAAAGAGAAAACATTATTAGAACGTGAGTTAGGAAACAGAGAAGTTTACTTAAGGAATATCGCTAGATACTTTGACACAAGTGTATGGTTAGATTTGTTTTATGGAAAAGATCAAGAACATAAAACGAAATACAAAACTATAGCATATGCTTATGATGACGAAGGATATATCAAACAGCCCATGTAGCTCAGCAGGCAGAGCAGGGGTTTTGTAAACCTCAGGTCGGCAGTTCGATTCTGTCCATGGGCTCCATATAAATAGTTAAAGATTATTATGATATTGATTGATTTTACACAAGTTGTTATTGGTTCGTTAATGGTAGCACTCAACAGAGGTGAGGACCTGGATGATGATCTTGTTCGTCACCTTATTCTAAATAACATTCGTTACTACCGCACCAGATTCACTGAGGATTATGGTGAGGTGGTGATATGCTGTGACAGTAGACATTATTGGCGTAAGGATTACTTCCCAAATTATAAGGCTAACCGTAAGGTAGATAGAAAGAAGTCAGAGTATAATTGGGATCTAATTTTTGAAACTCTAAACACTATACGAGATGAAATAAGAGAGAACTTTCCTTATAAAGTTATAGAAGTTTATGGTGCTGAGGCTGATGATGTAATTGCTCTTCTCTGCCAACACAGAGGATTAGAAAAAAATATAATTGTGTCATCAGATAAGGATTTTATCCAGTTACACAATAATATTATAGAACAGTATAGTCCTGTTACTAAAAAGATGGTAACTCATCCAACACCTAAAGAATATTTAGCTGAGCATATTCTTAAAGGGGATAGGAGTGATGGGGTTCCAAATATATTATCGCCAGATGATACATTTACAGAAAATAAAAGACAGAAACCAATGCGGAAAACTGTTATTAAAGAAGTAGTAGAGCAGATGGTAGCATTCGATGCTGAACAATTATATATGTTAGCTAAGTGTCCTAGAGATACATGGATTCGGAATTGGCAACGTAACGAAACACTCATAGACTTAACAAAGATTCCAGTAGAGATTCAGAATAAGATTCTAAAAGAATATGACAGTGTTAAAACAGGAGATCGTAGTAAGTTGTTTGGATATTTTGTTGAAAAGAAATTAAGTAAACTAATACAATCTATAGGAGATTTTTGAGATGGCTTATGAAACTTATCAGCCTTTGTTTCATGAAATTTTTACACAAGTGAATAATGCAAAGGATAAACCAAAGAAAATTGCGGTACTCCGCAAGTATGAGGCAGAAGGATTGAAAAACTTTTTGATGTGTGCTTTCAATCCTGATATAGAATGGATGCTTCCAGCAGGTGACGTTCCTTATATGCCTAATGATGCACCGGAAGGAACTGAACATACCATGTTGCATAGTGAAGCGCAGAATTTATATTATTATGTAAAGAAGTTAATACCTGGTACTACCGATCAATGGATGATTGGTAATACAGAAATAAATGATGCTCGTCGAGAGATGATGTTTATTCAGATGTTAGAAGGCTTGAGTGCTGCGGAAGCAGAGCTGGTATTACAGGCTAAGAATCGAACATTGAATAAGAAGTATAAAGGTTTGAATGCCAACACAGTAAGAGAAGCATTTGGTTGGGATGAGAATTTTGTTGATGCTAGATTGGTGGCTCAGCGACAATCACAACCTAGGGATTTGGGCCGTATGCCTCAAGATATCGCAGATTCCCAACGAAGATAATAAGAGTTTTCTAATATACTAATAGACTTAACATAAGCCATTGATAATAAAGAGAATCTTTTTTACCCTTATAAATCAAACACTTATGAAAAAAGCCTTTAATATCAAAGGGATAGAGTGCTTGACATGGGGTTGATAGTGTGGTATAATAATAGTATGAGATGAGAAATCGGTTCTCATTATTAGCGGGAGTGAAAAATGTCGATTATAATACCGACAATAGAGAAATATGAAGTCTGTGACTATACTTATAAGTCACTAGGCTTTTCTGCGGTAACTGCCCCCATAGTTAAGAGTAATCTTAGCAAACGGACGTTTAATGTTATAAAGACGTTTGAGGATCTAGAAGAAGCTCGAAAGTTTATAGAGGGGACAGACTATGTACTCCGATATGTATTTAAGGAGATAGAGCCAGATGCAACTGTTCATTGAGGGGTATCGAAGTCACAATAAAGAACTCTACCGAGCTCTTGCGAGTGCGGCTATTTGGTATGGTGCCGTTCTTTTGGGTACTCGGATGGTCAACAATATCTATCTAGATATTAAATTGACCAAGGGACTGAAGAAGAAAGAAAAGGCTTATGGGTATTGTCATATTGTAGATGATAATTTGTCCCGACCTAGGGAGTTTATGATTGAACTTGATGCTTCTATGAAGTATGGGTTTGATGAAATTCTTACATGGTTAGCCCATGAGATGGTTCATCTCAAACAATTTGTGAGAGGTGAGTTGTGTGATTATGAAACTGGACGAGTACAGTGGAAAACACGATCATTTGGACGAGTACACTATGACGATCAGCCGTGGGAGAAAGAGGCTTATCGTTTAGAAACTAAACTTTATGAGGAATTTGCAGGGTGGTATTATGAGTGATGTTGGAGAACGAGTAAAGGAGATAACTGCTCAAACATTAGGTATAGAATCTACATCAATTAAAGAGACATCAAATTTTAGTAAAGATTTGGGAGCTGATTCTTTAGATACTACTGAATTGGTAATGGCTCTAGAAGATGAGTTTATTATAGAGATATCAGATTTGGAAGCAGATAATATATTTACTGTAGCTGAAGCAACTGAGTATATTAAGGAGAGATTAAATGCCTAAAAGAGCAACACTAGAGATTTTAGATCCAGATGAAAAGATATTTGGTTCAAACACTACAGGGAAGTATTTTGTGCAAGAGTTTGAGGACGATCAGCCAAGAGGTGGTCAATTTTTCAAGACCATCAAAGAGGCTGAGAAGCACATGGTAGAATATGAAGCAGGAGACGAGACTGATACTAAAGTCTTGTTACAAGAAGATGGCTAGTGGTCAATGGTCCGACTGGCAAGTGAGACAGATTGCCCAGAACATGGCAGAGAAACGCCCTAAGAGAGATTGGTTTGATGGTGAAGATGAAAACTATCTTACATCGCTCAAGAGTTGGTCACACATCACAGCCAGACAGTTATACTCTATGGAGTTAGAAGAACGTCAGTTGATTATCTTTATACATCATTTGGGTATAGAACACGTTGGGGTAGTAACATTTGATCCCCAAGATAAGGGTAGATATTCTCAACAGAGTGACTTTAGTCCTAATGAGGGGCGATGATATTTTTAGAATCAGCTTTGAATGTAGTAGTAGCAGTGATAATGACTATGGGGATGTCCATAGAAGATCAAGACTTACAGAAAGAAGTTTATTGTGGAGCACAAAATATATACCATGAAAGTAGAGGTGAACCAAATCTAGGACAGGTGGCGGTGGCTCATGTTGTTCGTAATAGAATTAGTAGTGAGTATTATCCTGACACAGTTTGTAGTGTGATTTGGGAGCCTGCACAGTTTAGTTGGACAAAGGATGGTAAATCAGATCATCCAGATATGGTGAACAAAATAAATAGAGATGCATTTATTAAGTCAGTATGGTTGCATCTAATGGCTAATGACAATGTGGATATAACAGGGGGTGCAACACATTATTATGCACACGATAAAGTATATCCAGATTGGGCAAAGAAGATGGTGGTTACTACAGTGATAGGTAATCATACATTTGGTTATATTCCGAACGGTAAATAAATAGGAGATGGAAATGAAGAAGTTAATGTTGGTGGGTCTAGTATCACTCCCGTTAGTCAGTGGGTGTGCTACAAAAATGGAAACTGGGACCGCATTGGGTGCCCTTACAGGGGGAGCTTTGGCCTATGGTTTAGGGCAAGACTCTAGTAAGAAGGAACTTTGGACTGTTCTTGGTATTGGTCTTGGGGCAATGATTGGCTCAAGTATCGGTCAACAGTTAGATGAACGAGATCAGATGTTAATGGCACAGACCTTTGAACACACAATGGAACGAGCCCCAACAAATGAAGTTGGTGTGTGGGAGAATCCCAATACACATAACTCTGGTACATTTACACCGAAGTCTACGGTGATGCAGGCTAATGGGCAACCGTGTCGTGAGTTTACACAAGTAGTATATATTGGTGGTAATCCAGAGAGTGCTCATGGCACAGCGTGTAGACAGGCAGATGGTTCTTGGAAGATTCAACAGTAATGCCTACATACGACATGAAAGATCCTGAAGGTGTAGAACATGAGGTACAATGTTCTATTGCTGAGATGCAGGTCAAAAAAGAAGAAGGGTGGACTATGATCTTTAAACCAGCCCAAAATAATTTGATTGGTCATACTGGTGATGTCATTAGTCATACTGGCCACGGTTGGAATGATGTTCTAGGTAAGATTAAAGAAGCTCATCCTTTAGGTAACATAGAAACTAAATATTAATAGTAACCATTTTTATAGGAGACTATTGCCAATTGAGCAAACACAAAAAGATGTATATTAATTCTAATCAACTTGTTACAATTAATCCCATTGGCGAAAACCAACAAAAGGTTTTTGATGCATGGGCTAAAGAAAAGAATCTGTTTCTGACAGGTAGTGCAGGAACAGGTAAGACTTTTATTTTATTACATTTGGCTCTCAAAGCCGTACTAGATAAGGGTCAACCTTTTGATAAGGTGGTGTTGGTTAGATCGTTGTTGCCTTCTAGAGACATAGGCTTTTTGCCTGGTACTTTGGAAGAGAAGTCAGACCTGTATCAAGATCCCTACAGGATTCTGATTAGATATTTGTTTGAGATGCCATCAGAACAAGGGCATCATATATTATATGGTAAGCTAATTGAACAGGGATCATTAGAGTTCTATTCGACCTCATTTCTACGAGGTCAGACCTTTGATCGAAGTATTATAATTGTAGATGAAGCATCTAATATGATATTTCAAGAGTTAGATACTATTATGACCCGTGTTGGTCAAGACAGTAAGATTTGCTTTGCCGGAGACATGGCACAGTCAGACTTGCGGCGAACCAATGGGGAACAGGATGGGTATCATAATTTTCAGGTTATCCTAGAAGAAATGGATGAGTTTGAAGTAGTGGAGTTTGGTATCGGTGATATCATTCGTAGCGGTCTTGTTAGGAGCTATTTAATCGCAAAGACTAATATGCGACTAAAAGACCATTCTTAAACCCTCACAAGGGAAAGTAAAATGAAGCGGTATATTTTTGTAATGTTGTTTGCAGTATCTAGTGCTGTATATGGGAGCGAGTGGGCCCATAACGCAATCAATTTAACTCACAAATTCGGAGATGGCTCCGGGGTTAATGTGGGTGTAATGGATGGTGTAACTCGATGTAGTCATCAAGAACTCAAGGGTCGTTGTAAAACATATTTCCCTGAGGAGTTTGTGGGAGAATACTATAGTAACCATGGCACTCATGTTGCCACAATTATAGCTGGTAAAGATAAGGCACCTGATTGGGTAGGCCATGATGGTGGTGTTGCCCCTAATGCAAACATTTATAATTATGCGGTGTTCAATAGTTCATGGGGAACTAGTGATGCATGGTGGATTTCTGATGCAGCAGAAACAGAGATGGCTAATCTTGCTGCAAGTCATGGTGTTAGTGTAATCAATCAAAGTTATGGTGATTATAATGGCCAAGGTCAGGCATATCTAAATGAGAATATGGTTAAGATATGGCGAGATCATAAGAACATTACTTTTGTAAATGCTGCAGGCAATGAAGGCACTCTATTAGATCCAGGCAATGTAAAGAATATAGGTAATGTTATCTTTGTTGGTGCATCAGATCAGACAGGCAGAATAGCAGGATGGTCTAATAGACCCGGAGAGAATTATAAAGATCAGTTTATAGTAGCGCCAGGAGATTTTATATCTGGTGGGTTTGCTGGTAGTGATGCAGAGTATGGTCATATGTCAGGCACATCTATGGCAGCTCCGATTGTGACAGGTGTGATTGCAATATTACATGACCATTGGGGTCACTTGAAGGGAGATCCTTCTGCAACAGCTGGTATATTATTTGAATCGGCTACAGACATGGGTGCGCCAGGTGTAGACAAAATATATGGTCATGGGATGTTAAACATTAATGGAATTTTTGAGCCTATTGCTATAGTAGATGAGCCAGGGGGTGGTGATGATGGTGATGAGTGTGATGATACTGTAATCGTTATAGTAGATCCACCCGCAATAGGAACCCCCGGAGACGGTGTATGGTTTGATAGTAGGGGTAGACAACACATATCAGATTGTGTACCTACAGATGATGATGATGTGGTGATAACTAATCCGGGTACTACTATTGGTACGCCAGGTGATGGTGTATGGTTTGATAGTAGAGGCCGTAGTTACTTTGCAATGGAAGTGAATGGTGAACGTAGAGTACTCCGAAGAATGAAGGCGAGTTCGGTCTTGATACCAGCTGCTTCAGATTTGTCAGTAGTATTCTTTGACCGATATGGTAGAGATTACAAAACAAATGCCGCAAACTATCAGGGAACTCGTAGAGTTTCAGAGTTTATGGACTTGAATGATACAATGGCACTACAGTTTGTAGCCGGAGAGAACCCGAATTTCAAGATGAAGTTTGATGATATCTCAGTAGGTAAGAGTAGAACAATGGGCTTTGATAACAACCCGGTACTGGCTATGTTAGATGATGGAGCATTTATATCTAATGGTAAAGTAGGAGTGATGCACTCCGATACAGCTACTACTGCACTGTATAAGCCAGAAGATTGGTTAACTTTAACTTTTGTTAAAGAAAATGGCTTTTTAGGCTCGACAGGAGTGGGAAAGTATGATACAATATCTAGTACAGTTAAAAAAGATTACGGAATGTTTTTTGGATCAACAACTATGGCAGTATCAAAAGGTGAGGCAGCTGGTGGCATCGTCAAGATGTCAGATACAGTGACATCTCTTGCTTTTGAAACAGGCATGAAGGTGGCAGTGAATGATAGACTGAACTGGCAGTTTAGTATCAGTCAAGACCTACAGCCAGTTGATGGTTCTATGAGTGTATCTTATGATAACAAACATGGTCGAAATGTTACACGCACGATAGACATGGAAGATTACAGAGATACAAAATTGATGTTTAAGATTAACTATACTTGGTAATATATTATGGAATTTATACACACAAATGGTTATGAACCCTTCCCGGAGTTGCCTATAC